AAAGTCCTTGTACTGCAGGTGTATTACCTAAAGTACCAGCCGATCTAAAACCATATCCTGCTGTTTGTCTATTAGCCATAGTTTTATCTCCTTATGAACCTGCCCGTGAGGGCCTCCAGTTCGGTTTGTTTTAGTTTCGCTGGTTTAGAATTTTATTTCTTAGTACCACCGAAGGTTGTGCGAGATTGCCTATCAACATTGATTGGCATACTCTTGTGCTCTTCCCTCAGTAAATCGTTTTCTACAGCTTCGTCCTGACCTTCAGCTTGACGCTTAAAGTATTCAGTTCGTGACTTCGCGATCTCTTCAGGTACCCTTGCGAGTACAAGGCCGCCTACTCCAATCACTCCTGCGTATTTACCATCAGTGACTACGGGATAATCAGAATCTTTATACTCATCGGCTCTAACCAATTCGTAACCAGATCTAATTCTTCCAGAAATATTTTTAGTGTCTTCAAACCCTAAACTTTCCGCTCGTATCCACCTATGTCGGAATCCATCCGGCGCAGTTGGTGCATCTAGAGAAGATGGAGGAGTCCATACTTTAGGTCTTTCAGTTTTAGACCTTTCTGAACTCGCACGAGAAGTTATTTTTTTTTCGTTTTCATTTGTCATATGCTTATGCTCCTTCCGTGAGTTTTATTTGTTTTGCATACTCTTCGAGTGGCACACCTAATTTTTTAGCTATTGCTACCTGTGAAGATGTGAGTCTCACAGTTTTGCGTCCTGGTTTAACGCTTCTATTTGCAGAAGCAACTGACTGAACAGGTTTGGACGTATTTGTTTCAGTATTACCGAATTTATGTGGAAAGTCAACTTTTATTCTTTTATCTATTTCCGCATAGTATTCAGCTGATTTAGGGTCATACCCTTCACCATCTACTAATTCTTTGTGTATTTCAAAAGCAGTGAATGTCATTGCTCTATCTTGACCAAACCAGCTATTTTTAGAAGCCCATGCTTCTGCTTGAGGGTCTGGTGTTGGTAAAGCTTGAGGTGTTTGTCTCTCATAATTAGCGTCTTGAGACAAATTTGCTGCCGGTTGTTGAACTACAGTTTCTTTTGTATTTGTGTCTTTTAAAACATTTAATCTAGCTGCATCAATTGATAGTGTAGCAATTTTTTTATTTGCTTCTACTTGTGCTGCTGCATCACCTGCTTCAATTGCTCTTGCAAGTTCGTTTTGTGCAGATTCCATTCCAGTAGTAACTCTAGTATCAAATTGTTTTACATAATCATTGTTGATTTGTTCATATTTAGATTCTGTAACTTTTCTTTTTGCTTCAACAGCTTTTGCATATTCAGTAGCAGCTTGTTCTCTTCTTTCTGCTTCTCTCATTTTACGAGTTAATTTTGCAATACGAGATTGTACACCTTTACTGTAATCTTCTAATTGTTCATCTTCTTTTTGTTCGCCCGCTTGAACATCTTTCTGCTCACTAGGTTCCGAAGGTGCGTCCTCAGGTTTAACAGTGTCTTTAATAATTTCTTCATTAGCTGTCTCCGTTGTTACTTCGTTTACATTTTCTTCTGGTAAATTTACCTCGGTCTCTGGACCTGAAGTATCTATATCTACCATAACTTCATCTTGTTTTATTTTATTTGCTTCTGGCATAGTGTCCTTCCTATGTTAATATTTGTGGAGGATATCTGTTGGATCCTCTACGGTTGCTAAAATTTCATCTTCATTAAGAAGACGTATCTCTCCACCATCTATCTCTATTCTTGATCCGGCATAACGAGCAAAGACTACCCAGTCTCCAACCTTGCACCATGGACCATTTGGATATCTCTCTTTATCCACATAACAAGCATCTCCCATCGCAAGTACGCTTCCGCATTGTGATGCAACTTGTTGTCTATCTATAGTTTCACCACCAAGTAAGATTCCGCCTTTTGTTTTCTCATTCATTCTAAATGGTAAAACAAGCATTCTCCAACCAGTTGGTTTTGGTAATTTTGTTTTTTCTTTTGTAACTTCTTTTTTTTCTTTTGATTTTTTTACACCAACAAGATCTTTGTTAGGTAATTCAATTTTTGGGCTTGTGGTCCCCAATATCGATGACTGTGCCTTCATTTTGTTTTTGCTCCTTGTTATCTAGCAGGTTAGAGATTTCCTGTTTAGTTGCCTCTAGGGCGTTTATTTGTCCTAATATATACTTGTAATTTTCCATGGTGTCAATACCAGTTGTTACAATGATAGTTAAGTTATTTAGTTTATCGTTTATTATTTTTAATAGTCTTTCTATTTCCAATTTAACAATCCCACTTTCTTAATGATTTATTTATTCTACTATTTGGATCTCGTGCAGTTTTAGCAGAAGTTAATTTTTTCTTCATACCTTTCATACGAGCGCAGAAGGATTTACGTCTAGAACTTGTTTTAGATTTAGTTGGTGCTTTTAGAGTGCCACCTTTATAACTTGCACGTCCTTTAGCGTTTAAACCACCAGAGGGTGATTTACCTTCTTTTCTAGTCCAAGCTGCGGAAGCCATTATGCTCTCTTAGTTGGTTTCTTAGCAGTTTTAGCTGCTCTTACAAAATTTGCTTTTGTTGGTGCACCTTTAGCTCCGGGTTTTCTCATTTTCTCACCTGAGCCCGCAGCGATTCTCTTTTTTTTCGCATGAATGTTCGCGTATAATCCTGGTTTAGCCATTATGCTGTTCCTTTATTTTTTTTAGCTGCAGTTATAATATCACCTCTAGTGATTTTGTTTTTGTCACCATACATTGCTGCTAGTTTTTTGTTTTTAGGTTTAACAGTGCCGGCACTATAAGTTGATCTCATCATACCACCACCCATTTTGTTTTGTCTGTAGTCTTTTCTCATTTTTTTCCTCCTTTAAATATTTGTGTTCCCTTTATACCATAAATACTTGCAACGACAAGGATCCATAAATTTGTAAACCATTTTGGAAGTTCTGAAAACATCTCAAAAAACAATTTTACCTTGTCCATTGCTCCTGGATCATCACTTACGACTGCCCAGGCCAGGATTGCTATGGGCAAACTTAAAATTAATAAAACTGCCTCGTCCTTCCAATCTGACTGACGGGCTTCTAATAGTTTTCCTTGGTAAGCTTCTTTTCCTTCGGCCATACGAGACGCATGCATTAGTTGTGCATCTGACATTGCCATTTTAGTCTTCTGCTTGTTAGCATAAATTTTACTACCAGCTGAAACGGCTAATTTGATTGCCGAAAACCACATACTAATACCAGGTTACGTCTTTTTGTTTTCTTGCAGCACCAGTTCCTTTAACTGGATTACTATCACCTTTAGCAATAAAGCTTTTACCTCTATAACTTTTTTCAGCTCTAGGGTCGACAACTTTTTCTTGCTCTGGCATAGCAACTTTTTTACCGCCTGTTTTGTAATTCATCATAATAGTTCCTTTTTATCTCTTTGGTTTCATGTTAGCAAGTATTAATCTGTTTTCATTTGCTATTTCTTGTTTTTCTAATGAAGTATCAGCACGTAATTCTGCTAAATCTTCGTTCTGTTGCATTCTTTTATCGTCAGAAACTTGATCTTGCATAAGTTTTGCTCTTTCAAGTTCATTTTTCATAGTCATTTCTTGTTGTTTACGATCATTTTCCATTGCACGAAGATCGACCTCTCGTGATTTTAGTTTTAATAAAGGATCTGAATCAAATTGTGATGTAATTCTCTTTTCTTCCTTCATAAATTCTTCTGTCATCTCTGCAATCAACACAGCTTTTCTTGCTTCTATCTTCATAGACAATTGTTGCATCTGTGCTTCCGCTTGTTGCTTTAATTGCGGATTCATTTGTGCTTGTTGTTGCATCATTTGCATTTGTTGCACCTGTTCTGCAAATTCCATTTCGACTTGTTCTTGTCCCATTAAAGAAATATGTTCTAAAATATTTTTTTGTACTGAAACCATGACTGGTGGATTATTTCTAACTAAGTTAGTCTCCATAAAATTTAAATGCGCAGTCATATGTGCCTGGTGATCTTGTCCTCTAAACGCTTGAAAAGGTTTTTGAGTTAATGCATCAATATGTTCTAATGCAGGATCTTTAGGTTCTGTTGGTGCAGGCGGTGGTAAGATATTATCTATATCTTTTACACCTAATGCCTCATACATTTTTCTGTATATAATATACATGTTATGTAAACCAGGATTAGACGTTGCTAATTGTAATTCTGTTTGTGCAATTGTAATTCTTTGTGACATTGAGAATATATTAGGATCTGCAACTGGAATAATATCTATTCTGTCGTCAAAATCTGTTAATTTAATATTTCTCTCTCCACCAACAACATCATATGGATATTCTGGTGGTAAATATGTTTTAAATACTTTTGCTAGTGTTTTAAATTCTTGTCTTAGTGAAGAATATAATCTTTTGTGAATTGCAGACATAACTCTTGATCCACGTTCTAATAATGCAACAGTTGTACCAACCGCAGCACCTTGATTACCATCACCAACTTGCATATCAGCAATAGCCGCAAATCTTTGACCTGCTTGAACAACTATACCCATTAATTGTAATAATGTAGGGCTTGGTTCTTTGTAAGGTAGAGGAAAAAAAGCATCTCTTAAATTTCCACCAGGAGCATCAACATCTTTAAACTCTCCAGGTTGAATTGGTTGTGCTTCATCTTTTATTCTTATGCCTCTTTGTTTAAAACCTGCTGGCAGATTAGAAAGCGTTCCCGCATCTAAGAGCTGTCTTAAAGCAGAGGTCGCCGTACGAGATAATCCACCAATCATGTGAATAAGACCGAAACCGTAAAACCCCAAACCTGGTAAAAATTTAAAATGCACAAAATAATTAATTTTTTGTTTCTTAGGATCATCTTGTTCAAAATTTCTTTTGATAGATAATACCTCTCTTGATCCTTCATCAATAGTTACGATGTAAGGAAGTTTGATTCCTGTTGGTTCGCCATCTTGACCCATGTCTTCAAATCCTTCAATGTCTAAATTAATATGACATTCTAATAAGGTGTACATGTCTTCTACTTTGCCTGTTTTTTTAGTTCCGTCTAATTCTCTTTCTTTTTTAGAAACTTTATCTTCTGTTTCAGAAGGTTTGCTTAATTCTACATCTCTATAAAAACCATTTACTTGTTGTTTACGTAAATCGTTTTCTGAAATTTTAATAACATGAATAATCGCTTCCGCATCTTCTAATGAGGTTGCAGAATACGGAACGACTAAATCATCTGCTGGGACAAACTTTGATACTCCTCGTCCCAATAAATCGTCATAATAAACTTTTTTAAATGTTGAACCTGCTAATGGTAAATGAAATAACATTTGATCAAATTCTGGTTCATATTCTTTCATGACATCCATAATTTGATAATTCATAAAATCTTTTACTCTTTGTGACTGTTGTTCTTTTGCTTGATCAACAGTGCCCAGTATCTGTGTTCTAACAGGTCCTTCTGCAGGTAATAATTCTTTGTAAGCACCTGCTTGAAACTGTGTAACAGCTTCTGCAAGAACAGGGTGAGTTGCACCTGATGCTCCTTGGAAAGGTTCTGCTCTGTTTTGATAATTAAAACCTAAAAGGTCTAAACCTTTTACATAACTGTCTTCCCATTCTTTTCTTGATGCTTTATAATCTGTGTAATTGGATTGCATATCAGATCCTATTGGATCTAAGATATCATCTGGTAATAATTCTGCTAAATTGTCAAAATGATTTTCTGTGCCGGGAATTTTTTTCATGCCCGGTTCAAAATCTAACTCAACTCCGCCATCTTCTAGTTGTGTAACATCAAAAGGTACATCAGACTCAGTTCCTTGATCAATAAGATCAACTTCTAATTCTGGTCTTTCAATCTCAACTGCGTTATTTACGTTTGGTAGGGCTTTGTCTATTTCGGCCATTTATTTTTCCTTTTGTAATTGTTTTAACTTGTTTTAAGGGAACTTTCAACCCTTGTGAGCTAGGACCTTTTAAAGGAGGTACTGTTGTTGTCAACTTTTTAATCATATTTTGTTATAAGGTTTCCTTCTAAATCTCTGTATTCTAAATTAGATCCTTGACGAATTTCATCTATAATTTCTTCTAAATTATCTAAACCGTCTTCTGAATCTTTTAGTTTACCTTCATCATCTGGTCGAATAGTTATTTCATCATATTCATCTTGAACAGGTGACTTTCCTGTTGTTTCATCAGCTCTACCTGGTTTGTAAACCATATATTCTTCACTCATAGTTCCATCAAAATCTGCTGTGCTTCCTGAAGTTGTTTTTTTAATTTGCAATTCTCCAGTTGCAACATCTTCGGTAAGTGTGTAATCTTTATAACTATAAACATTTTGTCTATCTAGTGTTGCAAGTCCTTTAGTATTATCTTTACCAAGCAATTTAATTTTATCTACTAATTGAAAAAAATATGGAGGAACATCTCCTGGATACATTTTTGTTGCAGCTGTAGTTTTTTGTGCAACTTTAGTTGCTGTTGCAAGCTCATCTCCAAGCCCTAACATTTTAGCAAGTATAACAGTGCCACCAGCACCGGTCATTTGTAAAAACTGTCTTCTATCCATACCATTTGATTCTAATACCATGTCAACATCTTGTTCTAACAATTGTTTAGTGTCATCATTAACAGGTAAACTTTTTGATTTAGCGTAAGCTCTTAATAATTTTAAACCAGGGAATATTGGGGCTATTAACTCTGCACCAAGTGATGCTGTCTCTGCAACCTTAACCGGTAGTGATGAACTGCCTCGTTCTATCATTTTTTTTTTCTCTTCATTAATTAATGTATCAAGACCCACTAATTTTTCTGTAGATGTCGGTGTTATATTTTTTAAAAAGTTTTTAAATATAGGACCGCCTACAAATCTTACATTATTATTTTCTGGTACTTCACCATAGTCAAGTATCCCATCAGAGTCTTCTCTTAAATAAGATGATTTAACTTTAAACATTGGTTTTTGTAATATATCAGAAATTAAGTTACCTGTTGCAGGTAATACTCTTGCACCAAACTCACCAACTCTTAATGCAGCTTGTGCTGCCATATCTGCGTAGTATGGAATGTTTTTTGGGTTTGCTAAATCTGCAACTTGTGCAATTTTAGATTTACTATCATCATATGTAATTGGTGTGTCGTCTAATGTAACACTATCAATGTTATTAAATTTAAATTCTAGTTCGTTTAAGAAATCATTACCATCGAGTTGTGGTTTTGGTGAACCGTTTTCATAATTAATCCTGCCACCATTTGCAAAATCATATAAAGGTGCTGCTGTTGTTTCATCCATTTCAGTAGAAGGCATTTCTTTTCCTACTTCCTCAAAATCATCGGGCATTCCTGCTAAAGTTATAGCATTTTGTTCTTCAGAAAAACCTTCTATGTTTCTTCTTTTCCAATTATTAATAGCTACTTGTGGATCCGCAGAATCTAAAGCCATTGCCTTATCAGCAAGAGATAATTCTATACCCATTTCATCTGCTATAGATTTAGCTTGAATAACTGCGTTGGCTCCTAAGGCATAACCTAGGGGTTTAATAACTTTACCCGCTACTTTTAAACCTTTAACTGCACCTGATTTAAGAGCGTTTATATATTTGTTACTTGATTGTAATATTGATTTTTGAGTATTTTTATAATTACCATAATAACCATCATCTAGTTTTATTCTTACGGGACCAATATCTTTATTTATTTTATCTATTCTTATTTTAGCTTCCGCTTGAGTTATTTTGCCTGCTTTTAAAGATGATTCAACTTTTCCTACCTCTCTGTTTGCATATTTAAATACTGGTTCTGTTTTGTATGGATTTTTTCCTACACCATCTGGGTGGTGAACTTCTGTAATATTAAATCTAGGAGATTTTCTTTTTATGTATGAATCTATTTGGGTTTTTGTTGCGTTAGGATTTTCTGCTAATATTTCTGCTGTTAACAATTTAACTTTAACATTATTTTTAATTGTTTTACCTTTTCCTTCTGCTGTAAAATCTCTTTTACTCCCTGTCTTAGCTTGGGTTTCGTAAGCAACTGTTGATTTTTTAAAAAAACCTTTACCAAAAGTATTGTCAATTTGTTTTTCAAGATTACCTTTTTTAAAATCTCCACCCCATGTAAACGTTGTTTTTTTTGGAGCTTCAAGGTCTACAAACTGAACTCTTTTCCAAGCAGGTACACCATTTTTATCCACCATTTTCCAATCAACTTTTCCTTGCTTATTAATAGGTAAATTACCGTCTGCAAATTCGCCAACAATTTTTATTCTATCTCCTCTATAAGAACTTCTATATAAATTAGACCACAATTTTTTTTCGCTATTATCACCAAAAGGAAAACCGCCTAGTCTTGATTGTTCTGACTGCATGCTCTTAATTGCATTAGCATATTTTCTGTAAATGTTTTTACCATCAACATCAACTGCATCTGGATTAGAATTTTTTTTCAACCATTGTTCACCGTTTTGAAAATTTTTAATTGTGTCTATGGTTTCACTCATGGTATATTTTAAATTACCAAAAGTTTTTGCAGCAATAGATTTTAAACTTACATTCTTACCACCGGTAGTAAGTAAATTAATTTTTTCTATATCATTAGGTTTTAATAATTGTTTTACATTAATTGCATCAAACACTTTTTTATTAGTTTCTTTAAGACCTGTGCCTTTTCTTAAATCAATAGGCTCATCTAATAAATAAGCTCTTAACTGACGACCAAAAGTATTATTTTTACCAAAAATTTTATTCCATTTTTCAGGAGTAGGATCTGTTAACCATTTTTCTAATTTTTTAAAACCAGTTTCTACACTTACTTTATTTTGTTTTGATCCTTGAGTTCCTTCTATTTTAGGTATATCTATTTTTTTACCAAAAATTGTGTAAGGTACTCCACCTACACCAAAATTCTGTCTTATCTGTCCACCTTCTGCAAAGTTCTCTGTTGAGTATAACTCGAAGAAGTTTTTAAATTTCATTGGTCTTTTACCAGGTCTATTTTTTTGATATCTTCCGTAAGCTTTTAGAACTTCTTCTATTTTATTATTTGAGTCTTGTACGGGGTCTACACTTAAATCTGCAGCTGAAGGTAGCACAGCAAACGCATTATCAAACATGTCCCGGTCTTTTGTTTTAGGTGGTGTAGGGGCTTCTGATGCAGGGAACAAGGTCCCTGGACCGAACTGATCGTTTATTTGTTTAATGATCTCGTCAGTCTCTGCACTAGCAAAATACTTCTCACCTAGTTTAGGTGTTTCCACATCGTCTAATGCTCCTGTTACTGGGTTGTATAAATATTTCATTAAACGTCTCTCCCTTCTACATAAAAATCATCTGTCCCTGTAAAATTTTCATTTTTAAAAAACCTTGGATCAAAAGCTTGTCTATCGTTAACATTATAATCAGGGTAAATACCGACAGTTTCTTTATCTATATTTAACGCTTCGAGAATACCAACAGCATCTATATTTTTATCTGGTGGATAAGGAATTTGTTTTCTTTCTCCGTCTGCACCTATAAAAGATTCTACCATGCCAGAAAAATTTCCTGTTTCTTCATTAAATGTGCCGTACATATCTTCATATGTTAAACCTTCTAAATATTCGTTAAATTTTTGATCAGCAATTTCTGCCCTAAATTTACTTCTAAAATAATTTTTAATATCTTTTAAATTATCTGTAATTATTTTATCAACATAGTTTTCGTTGTCAAAATTTCCTTTTCTCGGTAAATTTGCTAACCCTAATCCCCCTTGTTCAAAACCAATTCTACCGCCCTTAGCTAATTTTATTATGCCACCTTCAGCATTATCAGTTTTCTTTTTATTAAGAAACTTTAATTTTGTTAATTCCATAACTTGATCGTTGGGTTCCATTTTTAAAAGATTAAGTCCTTCTTCTCTTGATAGGAAAGGATTGTCTTCAAGAAGTTTATCAAGTGTTTTTATATTTCCTGGGCCTTCTTTTTGTGTAAAGAAATCTAACGTATCGTCATCGTATACTACAATCTGTTGATCTTCAGGTAAATCACCACCTAGTTCTTTAAAGACATTTTCATCTTTAGCAAGATCTGGGTTAGCTTTTAATTCGTCTATAAAACCAGGAAAAGTTTTTCTAACATAAGGATCTGCATTAGGATCTTTAAGTGTGTTTTCTAATCTTTGAATTAAGTATTCTGCTTTAGTAAATTTACCTTGTCCTGGTTTTACTGGTACTGTTTCTTCTTCTTTAACTTTAACTTTTTTCTTTTTAGGAAACTTAATTAAATCACCTTTGTCTTTAGGAGTTGTAATATCTGCTAGATCACTAAACACATCTCCTTGACCAACATCCCCCAGTGCAAAGAAAGGCTCTTCCGATTGTGTTTTCTCATACAGTTTATATTTCTCAGGGTGTGTTCTTTTGAATGATTCAAGGTATAATTTTTTCTCGTTAGCGTTTACCATAACTCTTCCCATAATTTCATCTGGTGTTTTAAAGAAAGGACTATTACCTTTTTTAATTACTTCTGATGAGGCTTCTATTTCTTTAATACGTTCAAGTAATTCATCTGGTTTTAGATAATCTATTGCATTGGCTGGTCCATTTACTTTAAATGGTAAGTAGTCGTTTTTCTTTAAAAAATCTATCATGCCAGTTGGTCCTTTAAGAGGAATGTCTCCACCTTTTAATGCTGCTTCTTCAATTGCTTTATCTAGATCGTCAAATATTTTTGAACCAAAGTGATATTGTAAAACTCTATTAGGATCAGGAGCAAAGAACTCTGCACCTCCGTGGTGATATCTACCCGCTTTTATTGCTTCATAAATTTTAGGGTCAAGGTTAATGATCCCTGCTTCATGGAGCTTGGGCAAATGATAACCGCCTAGTGTTCTATACATTCCGACATCGCCTTCATAAGCTCTGCCCTCATATAATCTTTTCATTCTTTTGTCATTTGCAGCTTTTTGATCTTTTAAAATTTGTTCTTGGTTTTTTGTAGTCTTTGTAAGGTCTTCTCCTTTACCTCTAGTTTCTTCTATAAATTCTAAAATTTCATTACCCTCACTACTTAATCCTGTTTTCTCATTACCAAGGAATCTTTTGTTTCTAACAAATTCTTGGTATATTTCTTCTACGTTTTGTCCTTCGCTTGTTAAACCTTTTTCAATATCTTTAAGTACAACTTTTGATCTTTGTAGCACACCAAGATTATAATTAAGATTCTGTTTTTGTAGATCACTTAAAGTGTAACCTCCCTCTCTAATAAATTCTAAAGTTTTTTGCCAATTTAATTTTTGATCTTCAATAGATTGCCTAATCAATGGATATCTATCCATTGTATTTAAGACTTGAATATTGTGTCTACCAAATTGACCAGTCTGTGTAGGGTCCGTGATCCGTGATCCAATAAGCGGGAAATCACCAGCAACTTTTCTAGTTATTGGTTTTAAAACATTTGATGCAACGTTATCCACGCCACCTTTAGGCATTTCTTTACCTACAAATTCAAGAGCTTCCTCTTTGGTTTTACCCATGCTCATTAAAATTCTTATAATCTCGTCCATTTAATAATATACCTTTTCTTTGTACTCTGTTATCTCATCTACATAATCTTCAGGGTGTTGGACAAAGCCTCCTTGTCTGAATCGCATAACAGCTTGAGTCATACTATCGACTAAGTCATCATGATCGCCGTGAGGGAATGCAGCGCATTCCTCAATAACGTCATCCGCAAAATTTTGTTCAGGAGCCCAGATCATTCCAGACTCAAATAAAGGTGCGCATGTATTTACTCTTGCATGCTTATCATTTCCTCGGCTCGGTGTAAAGTTAACAACTGGAATATTCATTTGTCTTAATTCGTAGGTTAAAGGCATCCCAGATGCTTTTCCCTCAATTATTACGGTCTCAGGGTTCCAATACTTATATTGCTCAAGAGCCTTACGACGTAATTCTGGAAACTCTAAACGTTCTTTTACAGAGTCTAATAACAGTAGATTAGGCCCAGAATCGTTGTCAGGGTAAAATACACCCCATGTAGTAATCGCACTAAAGTCAGCAGTCTCTTTTTTAAGGAAGGCTGTGTCATAGGATTGTATCACATGATGTAGATCCGGTATCCAATCGTGTTTCCATTTACGCCACCACTCCCGTTTAATAATTGCACCTTCTTCAGATGTTGGGTTTTGCATCCATTGTGCGTTCCATTTACCAATAGGCAAAGTTGCTTTTACTTTTTCTAATTCGTCTAGTTTCCAATATTGTGGCCAGACAGGAACAGGTACTTTTTTATCTTCCAAGATTGCTGGAAATTGGACCACGTGCCACTGATCAGCTTTCGCTTCTTTTTGTTTTGAAACCAACATGCCTGTCAAATCTTTTGTAGACCATCTTGTCATTACAACTACAATTTTACCACCAGGTTGAAGTCTTTGTCTAGGACCTGACGTGTACCATTCATAAGCAGATTCCATAGCAGTAGAAGACATTGCGTCTTGCTCAGAGTGTGGATCATCAATTATTAATAGGTCAGCACCCCGTCCGGTTATAGCACCGCCGACCCCTGCAGCAAAATACTCGCCACCTTGTGCTGTTTCCCACCTACCGGCAGCTTGGGAGTCTTCTCTTAGTCTTGTTTCAA